AGGTTGCTAAAATTTTGGATGCAGAAAAGATTAAATACGAACCAAAGAATATGGCTGATATTATCAACTCATATTACCCTGATATTCGTAGAATCTTAAATACCTGTCAATTACAATCCGCTAAAGGTGAATTAAAAGTAGACCATGCAATTATGGTGGAATCAAACTTCCAAACTAAATTGATTGATTTACTAAAATCATCCGATGATAAGCGTAATCTATTTATGAAAATCAGACAGGCGGTAGCAGATAACCGATTAAACGATTATTCGGAAATGTATTCGATGTTATATGATAAGGTAGATGATTACGCAAGTGGAAATACGGCAAATGTAATACTAACTATCGCAGATGGATTATCTAAAGATGCGTTAGTAGTAGATAAAGAAATAGTGTTTATGAGCACAATTATTCAAATTTTAAATATTATAAGATGATAGACCAATTCCAACAACCACAAATCGATTTAAAAGATACGCGTGATATTCCATGCGAATGTGGTAACTTACTTTTTATGTTAGGATATAGATTCCGTAAGGCATCTAAATTATTAACAGGTGGTGATAGAGATACTGTAATGCCATTTGAAGTACCATTATGTACTAATTGTGGTAAGCCAATGGATGAGTTTTTACCAGAAGAATTAAGAACTCCAAAAGAAGAAAAATAATGGCAGCTAAAAAGTTATTCGACCATCTTAATGCGATTACCGCAGAGCAAGACCCAAACTATTTCGATAAACTATCGGAAGAGGATAAGAAATCGTGGAGTAACTTTATGATTAATCGATTCCTTTCAATGAAGCCGGAATGGGTTGAGCTTGTTGCATCGTTGTTACCATTAACTCAAACCTTAGAACCAAAGGAGATGTATAAATTGTATATTAATGTTCTCCCAAAAGGAAAGCAGTATCTAAAATATACAAAAGGAAAATCCGATGAAAAATACGAAGAATTTTTAGTTGAGTTAATCAAAAAAGAATTTACAGTGCCAGAATCACAGGCACTAGAATACATTGATATTTTATACTCTACGAGAGAAGGTAGAGAGAACATAAAATACATTTGTGAAAAATACGGAATAGAGAAAAAACAAATTACGAAACTCAAATTAAAGATATAAATCTTTGGTTTTTTTAAATAAATTTCGTATATTTGTCATATGGCTAGAGTATCATTTTCACAATATAGTATGTGGAGCAGTTGCCCACAACAATATAAACTAAGTTACATAGATGGGTTATCGCAATCCACATCCAATATACATTCAGTATTTGGGTCAGCAATGCACGAAACATTGCAAGAGTATTTAAGTAAATGCCTTCGTATCTCCAAATCACAAGCTGATAAGGGAATGGATACGAAAGCATTTCTTAAAGAAAAGATGAGAGAGATGTATCTCAAAGAATCCAATGAAGGTAAAGACCCGATTTGCACCAAAGAAGAATTAGTAGAATTTTTAGAAGATGGAAATCTTATATTAGATTATTTTCAAAAATCTAAAAACTTTAATAATTTCTTTTCTCTAAAGTACGATGAGTTAGTTGCTATCGAACAACCAATCAATACTAAAATCAGAGAACACATTAATTTTTTAGGATTTATAGATTTGGTAGTTAGAAGTAAGTTTGATAACAAATATAGAATCATAGATTTCAAAACATCTACATCAGGTTGGAGTAAGTACCAAAAGAAAGACCCAACAAAAAACGCACAAATACTTCTTTACAAAAAGTTTTATTCAGAAATGCTAGGAGTTTCTATGGATATGATAGATGTTGAATTTATTATTCTAAAAAGAAAAGTTTCCGAAAATGCAGATTATGTGATTCCACGTATTAGTAGACACGTTCCGGCAAATGGTAAACCATCTATTAATAAAGCTTGGAATGAGTTTAATACCTTTGTTGATAATGTGTTTAATACCGATGGTACTTATAGAACCGATGTTCAATTCCCTAAGAAACCATCAAAGCTATGTGGCTGGTGTGAATTTTATGGAACACATTGTGATGGAAAATAATTTTTTGTATATATATGTATATACAAATATTATTAACTATGGCAGATTTAAAATTAACAACTGTTAAGGTTATAAAAAAGTTATATGATGAGGATTTTAAAATAACCACAATTCAAGGTGGATTAAACTTTCAAAGACTTGTTAATAGAACTTTAGACCTTTACACTAAAAACGAAGAATTTAGAAAACAATTAAACGAATACACTATATTACAAATTAGTGGTTCGCAATTTTAAGAGAACAAAATAAGTTATGGCAAAAAAGAAAATTCTATTACTATCCGATGACCTTCGTATGACTAGTGGTATAGCTAATGTTTCCAAACAATTAGTGTTGGGTACAGTAGATAAGTACGATTGGGTTCAACTAGGAGCAGCAATCAAACATCCAGATGCTGGAAAAATCTTAGATTTAAATGAAAGTGTTAGGGAACAAACGGGTGTAGCTGATGCTAATGTAAAAGTATATCCATTTGATGGTTATGGTAATGCCGATGTAATCAGACAATTATTAATGACAGAAAAGCCAGATGCTATTCTACACTTTACTGACCCGAGATATTGGATTTGGTTGTACGATATTGAGCATGAAATCCGTCAATCAGTTCCACTATTCTTTTATCACATTTGGGATGATTTGCCAGACCCAAAGTACAATAGAGATTATTACGAAAGTTGTGATTGGATTGGTTGTATCTCAAAGCAAACCTATGGTATCACTAAAAGAGTATATGGTTGGGATAAAGAAAAACATTGGAATACTGCTAAAGATTGGCAAGTGAGTTATGTACCACATGGTATTAATTCCGAATTGTATAAGCCAGTAGATGTTCCTACTGATTTTAAGAAAAGAATTTTTGGAGATAAAGAATATGAATTTATTCTATATTGGAATAATAGAAATATTCGTAGAAAACAACCTATGGATGCTATGTTGGCATTCGATGAGTTTAGAAAAAACTTATCAGAAGATAAATGGGATAAAGTTTGTATGTTAATGCATACCGAACCAGTACAAGAGCATGGTACTGATTTACCTACATTCATAGAACATTGTATGCCGGATTCAAAGGTTATATTTGTTCCAGATAAATTTACCGAAGCAGAACTTAATTATCTTTATAATTTGGCAGATGTAACAATCAATGTGGCTTCTAACGAAGGATTTGGATTAGCAACTGCGGAATCGGTAATGGCTGGAACTCCAATCATTGTAACGGTAACAGGTGGATTACAAGACCAATGTGGATTTAGAGAAAAAGGTAATGGTAAACTATTAACTGCAGAAGATTATGTGGAGATTGGCTCATTACATGATAAGTATAAAAAAAATACACACGTTTGGGGAGATTGGGTAAGACCAATTTGGCCAGTCCGTTCAACAACAGGTTCAGTTCCTACTCCATATATTTTTGATGATAGGATTGATTTCCAGGATGTATCTCCTTTAATTATGGAATTCTATCAAATGGGTAGAGAGGAAAGAAAAGCAGCGGGATTGAAAGGTAGAAAACATTTTTTAGGAGAGGGTAAATTAAGTAAAGAAGCAATGTGTGATGCATTGGTAGAAGGTATGGAAGGTGCATTTGCAAATTGGAAACCAAAACAAAAATTTAAGTTAATAGAGTTATAATATGAAACCAAAATTAGTATTTCAAGCACCAATTGCAACGAGAAGTGGATATGGTGACCACGCTAGAGATTTGTTGCATTCATTATATAAATTGGATAAATTTGATATCAAAGTAATCAGTACTCGTTGGGGAAATACTCCGATGGATGCACTTAATTATGATAAACCATTTCACAAATGGATTATAGATAACATTATACCATCACCGCAGCAAAAACCAGATATATACATACAGGTTACTGTTCCAAACGAATTTCAACCATTAGGTTTTTACAACATAGGAATCACCGCAGCAATTGAAACTACACATTGTGCATTAGATTGGATACATGGATGTAATCGAATGGATTTAATTATTACTCCATCGGAACATTCCAAAAAAAGTTTAGTAGATACTGTATATAATGAACAAGATAAAAGAACCGGTCAGTTAATAGCACAGCATAAAATTCAAAAACCAATTGAAGTTCTTTTCGAAGGGTTTGATGAAGAAGATTTTGGAACTGAAGTTGTTGCTAATATTTCCGAATTAGATGAAATCAAAGAAGATTTTGCATTCTTATTCGTAGGACATTGGTTAAGAGGTGATTTGGGCGAAGATAGAAAGAATGTGGGAATGATGATTAAAACATTCGCAATGGCTTTCAAAAATGAAAAAGTAAAGCCCGCATTGATTCTAAAAACATCATCAGCTGGGTTTAGTGTAATGGATAGAGAAACTACTATCAAAAAAATAAAACAAGCATTGGGTAAAGATTATGGACAAGTTCCAATTTATCTATTGCATGGTGATTTGACACCATCTCAAATGAATGGGTTATACGAACATCCAAAAGTAAAAGCAATGTTAAACTTTACAAAGGGTGAAGGATTTGGTAGACCATTATTAGAATTCAGTTTAACAGGTAAGCCTGTAATTGTTTCTAATTGGAGTGGGCATTTAGATTTCTTAAAGAGTGGTGCGGTATTATTAGAAGGTGAATTAAAACCTGTACATGAATCTGCCGCTGACCAATTCTTATTAAAAGAATCACAATGGTTTAATGTAAATGTTTCGAAAGCATTGCCTGTAATCAAAGATGTTTATAAGAATTATGATAAATACAAAGTAGCATCATTCCAATTAGGAAAGCAAAACAAACAAAACTTCAGTTTAGAAAAAATGACTAAATTGTTTGATGGTATTTTGAATGGTTATGGTATTTATACTAAAATACAACCAAAATTCCAACAACTACAATTACCTAAATTAAAA